GTTTGGGAATTTGTACCACCTGATCCGTCTCGCGACCCCCGAATCCACAAGTCTGGGCTAAATCCAGAGTTTGACTGCGTACTAGCGGCTTGCGTGTCTGCGTAGTACACACTCGTCCCCGAGGTCGGAGTCCTCATCGGGCCACGGCGGATGGCGATGTAGATGTAGGTAGCCGATGTTGCTTCTTGAACATCAAAGCCGGTTGCCGTAGGATAAATATAATTTCCACGCTCCGTTTCAGCGGCGCCGGAGTTTGGGAAAAGCGCTTTGGCCACATTTGAAGTAGTCACGGGCATCCCACGCATAGTGTCAGTCAACTTCCATCTATCAAACGCAGCATCACTAAAATTAACGCTTTTTGTAAGAATCCATTGCGGCTCATACCCCAGCGTCACGGTTGCATTGCCGGAGCCATCAGTCGTAAACGACCCACAACTAATCACATTGTCCGTGCCAGAAGCCCCAAAGCCGCCTGCATCGTGGGCGAAGAGGTAGGCGACGTAAGTGCCGCCTGATGCGTTGACTGCCGCATTGGTGCCGATGCTGAACACCGTGCTGTCGGCCGTCGTGCTGTTCCAGCGGTCTGTGCCCGTGGCCTTTGCGTCCGTCAGGTTCAGAACCAAGTATTCGGTGTTTGCAAGGCTACGGTGATACACCTGCCAGTCAGCAGCGGTGTCCGTGCGCTTGACAATGATGCACCCCGGCACTGAGCCAAGACTGTGGGCAATGGTGCGGTTGCTGCCATTCCCCGTATACGTCACCACATCAAAGAACTTGGGAGCCTTGCGGAAGGTCCAGGAGGCGTAGGTGGCGCTGCTGGTGTTGAGTTTTGCCAGCGCGCCGATGCTGAAGCCGGTAGTGCCGAACGCCGTCAGCCCGGTGCTTTGCGTTGTTTCAGCCGCATTGGTGTTGCTGGCCAAGTCCTTTGTCGATCCACGGGCCGTGTCATACAGCGCATGGTCGGTTGCGCCACTGCGCCCCTTCATCCACACCAGCCCGCCTTGCGTAGACAGGTCAATCCCGTTGGTGATGGTCTGCGTGGAGCCATTGCCGGTGTAAAGCCACGTCGAGAAGACGTCCTCAATAACTGCGCCCGAACCACCTTGGCCCGACAACAAGCCATATCCTCGCGCAGAGGCAGCGCCTCTAGTTTCGAGCACCGGCATTACGCAAACCTCGTCAGTGAAGCCAACACGGTGAACGTGGCCGCAGCGGTTTTGATGATCGTGTAGGAGTACACATCCACGCCCGAGGGATTGCCCGCCGTGGGCGCTGCGCCGCCTTGCCACCTTGTGGTTACACCGGCTGTTGCGCCGTCTACCTGCACGGTGGTGTTGTAGTACGCAGTAGTTCCGTTCGTAACAAGGAACACTACGGTAGCCGCTTGACCCACTGCCAAGGCTGTGTTCAGCGTAGTTCCAGCAGATGCCCGCAAATTTACCGTGAAGTTCCCGCTTGCGTTCGTGGTGTAGAACAGAACAGACTGTGTAGTGATGTCGTAGTTAATCGTGCCTGTTGCCGCCGTGGCAGAAACCGTAGCCACTTCTGCGGCATCATTGAGCACCACGCCAAATTTAGCGCTCGTGCCACTGAAAGTTTGTGTTCCCGTCCAAGTGTTATCAGCACTCAATGAAACACCAGCAGAAGGAAGAGTAATCCCTTCCACCACATTGGTTCCGTTGCAACGTAGAACCATGCTGTTTCCGTTGGGCACGGAAATACCAGCACCCGCGGATGTCTTGACTGTCTGTGCAAATCCACCAGTTGTGTTGTTGGTGACAAAGTACAGTTTGCTTACCGCAGGAACGATGACGTTTCTTGCCGCCCCAGGCGTTCCGCCCAGCACAAGGAACATCGCCCGCGCTTCGTCGGCGGCTCCGTTGGCAGATGTCAGTGTGTAATCAGCAGCGGCCATCGTGATACTGGTCGTGCCAGATATCGCCGTGTCGATCAAATTTGTAGCCCCGGCGTTGAACACCGTGCCCCAAGTATTTGACAACTCCCCCGTTGCAGGGAGAACAAGTCTTAGACTACTGGTAAAGGTTGATGGCATGTGAACCTCAAACTATTCGGATCAGGGCAGATGTAGCCGAAGGCGCAGGCAACTGCACCACAAAAGGATTGGCAGTCTTGTCAGCGCCAAAATCCAGCACCGCAATAGCACGGTTCGCTTTTGATGCGTTGTAGATCAAAGCGCCCCGCGCAGTCAAAGATCCAGCCCACGATGGATTTGCAAACGTCAAGTAAGCAACCGTGCCAGACAACACCCACTGAACACTGGTTAGAGCAATACCACCAGCGGTGTACCCTGTTCCTACCACTTCATTGGTAGACGAGTACACCGTTGTGGTCGGCCCAAGCGATGCGGCGCTTACATACAGCGCCATTCTCAAGGTATCAACAGGCAAGTTGTGGATTGCCTGCCCCAACTCTTGCTTGAACGATGAGCACAGAGTTTGTGCAATCGGCATTTACATCACCTGTGTTCTAAGCTGCCCTGATCGATAACTGTCTTGTCGGTTCTTGCCATCACCCAGATTCTTGAGCGAGATCATGGATTGATTGAGTTCCTTATCCATCATCGCCACAATATCCGGCTCCTGCTTCATCCACCTCGCCGCTTCAACCATCGCAGCGTTGAACAACACGCTGTCAAAATTGTCGCTAAGCCAAGTTGTAGAAGCAGTAACAATGCTCTCCGGGTAGTAAAAGTAGTTCAGTTCTGCATTGAACGCCGCGCTGGGCGAAGGCCCAAGCAGGAAAGACTGCACCTTCGGAGTGCCAGTCTGCGTTCCATACAAGGCATAGTACTTCGGCGTGCCCGTTACATTCGGGTTAGGAAACGACTCCCGAATAAAATTGACATCCTTGTTCAGCAAAAAACTGTACTCATTCGCAGAGATAACAGCCAGCGAGAACGGCGTCAAAAAATCCACCGGCACTGGAATCAGCGGGTTGTTGACGCTAAGAACCAGTGTCGTAGTCTTGCGAAGGATCGGAAGCTGAACGGCGTTGTAGATCCTTTGCTCTGCCAATTTTGTGATAGTGGCAAAGTCAACAGTAGTGAATGCGTTTTCCGTCGCATCCTCTACAGCCGTTTTCAGTTCCGAGTAGTTCACGCCATCGGCCCTCTAGACATTACACCCTTGATAGCAGCACCCACACCGCGCATCTTGATGCCCGAAGTTTTGGTGGGCGGCGCAGGGTTCGCAGCAGTCTGCCCAACAACCATGCAACTTGTGTTTCTCAAGTTGTCAATCTCTTGAGGCAAGGTCTTTGGGTTAGCAACTTTGGTAACTTTTCCCATGTCTCACCCCTTCTGGTTCATCACACGGGCCATGTTCTTCCCGTACTTCAGTCGGTCTTCAGTGGTAGGGCCACCCTTCTTAAAGGATGGCTTCTTGCCAGGGTGCATGCGCTTCTCATGCTTCGCCACGGCCTTTTCAGGTGTCATCTTCATGTGTGCTCCTTAAACTGTTACTGTAGCAACATATCCATTGGCAACCAAGGAATTTGGTGTCACTCCACTCATCACGCCACTAGCACCCCCAACTGGTGCCCAGCCCCACTCAATTACCCGGCTACCTTCTCCGATTGTCCCACTAGAAGTTACTCCAGACGAGTACCAAGTATTCGTGTCAGGCCGAGGATCGCGGATAGCCTGCGGGTCAGCAACAGGGTACATGCCCAACTGAAGCTGCGGATGGTCCGGGCTCCAGCAATCCGGGCAAGAACGAATCTGAGTCTGCTTTGTTTTGACTACCTCGTTCTTCAACTTCTTCAAGTCAAAGCGGAATCCACAACGATCGCAAACGCCCCATGCTTTTTTGCCGTTGGCAAAGCGGTTGCTCATACAAACCGCCCCTTGGTTTTGCCCCGCCGCTCACACCCACCGCCGCGAACAGTGCCGCCGTTCTTGTATTCCTTCTCTTCTTCTGGCTTTTCTTGAACCATCATCCGAAGCAAGGTGTCGTACTTAATCTTGTTTGCCGCTTCTTTGGCTTCACTGACCCCATGATCTGGGCGAACCAATTTTACAGGCCCGCCAGCACGCATGACGTTTGGCGCTTTGCTAACAGGCAGCATTGCCGCTTCTGGATAGTACCCCTCAATAGCATCGCGGCCATTGCGGCTCATGTCCACCCTACGGCGATATTCCCGCTCGCTGTCTGATGTTTCCAAGAAGTGCTTTTTGCGGTATGGCATGGTTTACCCTATGAACATCTGCCTTGGGACAAAACGCACCGCTGCCTTCTCGCGGTCTTCCGTTGAAGCCAACTCCCAGTCTTGCTCGTACTGAGCCTTCAAAATTTGCATCCGATCCATCGCATTCGGGATCTTCATGGACAGTTGATACGCCAGCCCAGATATCAGCGCCGGCAGAAAACGGAACGGTATGTCTTGCGTATAAGTACCACCAGCCCCAGCATCTTGAATACGGCGTAAACGCCAGTAGACAAACGTGTATGTCTGAGAATCATCAGGCGTGGGCCATACCGTAAACTCTGGCGCATCAGCTTGCCGATTGATCCACACCTGAATCGGCCTTGCTTGTTGCAACTTGTTGGGAATGGACGAGTAGGTAGAAACACTGATACGCGTGATGGTCAGATCAGTCTGCGTAGAGACATTGCCCGCGCCCGTGCGGATCACATGCTCTATCAAATCTACCGTGTCAGCCGGCAGGGTGTAAGTGTTTGTGCCAGGAGTCAAGACTTGTTGGCCTTGTTCCACGCACCATAAATTCAACCCCCGGTTCGCCCAATCTGCCAGCAACAAATTTAACGACCTACGGGCTGTGCGCAGATCATAGCCAGTACGCAACTCCGTGCCGCAACGCTCGAACGCTTCCTCGACGCATTCATTGAGGTCAAGATTGAACGTAGCTGCGCCGGATGTGGTCATGATTTACTTTGCTATCAACGCAACATTTACTTTGCAGTCATCGCAGAACGCTTGAAGGCTTTGGCAGTAGGAGCGCCGGGAGAACCCGGCTTGCGCATTTTTTCACCCGATCCAGCGGCAATCCGCTTGCGCTTGGCGTTGATGTTGGCATAGAGCCCAACTTCTCCACCTTTTGCATACTCGGTAAAGTCTGTGTTGTCACGGCGCTGCTTTGTCAAACCTTTACGGATAGCGCCCATGCCCCTACTGGCGCGCATCAGATGTACTTCCCCTTGGTCTTGCCACGCTGGGCACAGCCGTCAATCCCCTTGGACTTGACAGACCCGCCCTTTGCGAACGCCGGGGCAACATTAGGGCGATGCACTTGTCTAGGAATTGTCTTACGAATCCCCATAGGCGCTTGTGCTTCTTCCATAAGGTCTCTCATTGCATTTTCACGGGCACTTGCCATTGCCATCAATTTTTCATTTTGGTCCGGCGTAATACGAGGAACCCCTGGCGCTCTCATACTAGGCATTGATGCAATTGCTTCTTCAGAAGAAGACACAATCCCACTGGGCCTTGGTTTTTGTACATTTGGCAAGTTCTTTTGAAAATTCTCCAGGACCTCATATGGGTGAACATTTTGTTGTTGACCGATCTTCCCAGACAGCTTGTTTTCTGCCATCCTTTCTTCATCGCTCATGCCATAAACAGTTCCTTTTGGAGCGGTGCCCACAAACTCTTTCCTAGATTCTGGAATGAAACCGCCTTGGTTAAACTTTCGCTTTGCCATGATTTCCTCTTAGCACTTGCCGCCGCGCATCATCTTGACCATCTTGCCCTTGGTCTTGCCCTTTGACTCGACGCCGCCGCCCTTGGCATAAGCCATGCCGCCGCCCATCATCTTCTTGCCCTTGGCTTCGGCCATCTCGTGCTTGAGCATGGACTTGGGAGCGCCCTTCTTCTTCATGAAGGCCACTTCCTTCTTCATCATTTCCTTGGACTCTTTCACATCGCCTCCTTCAGCATGGGCTTTCGGCCCAACAAACTTCTCGGCAACACTACGGGGGATGCCAACGCCCTTGGGATCTTTCAATGCCGCGTACATCAGCCTACGCTGAGCTTCAGACTTGACCGGCATTACTCTTTGTCTTCCGTCTTGCTTGTCTCATTGTGCAAGCGTCTCCACTTGTACAGCAGGAAACCAATTTGAAGGATCAAGTAGACAAGTGTTGCCCACAAGATTAGTTCATTCATCTCTACACCCATTACTGAGGCTCCGCTTACCGCTAACGGCGGCGCGGCTTTCATGCCTGTTTCTGCAACGTCTACCTTGTGTTGCAAATTCATAGCTGACTGAGAATTTGATTGAACTGCTTCTTTCACCGCAGACGCTCCCGCTAAAGGCAAAGCAACCAGCAATGCTGTTACTTTTGTAACACGAACAACAAGTCGAGTCCAGTATGTTGACTGATTTAACTCTTTAACTTCAACAGTCTTATCGCAGAGTTTTTCCATGTTCGTCTTTCACATGAAGAAGGCAAGCCAATGTTGCAGCAATCAAAATTGGCGGTATCACAAGCCAGTAGTTAGCCATGCCTGTTTGCTCACAGATGCCTTCCCACGGGTTTGTTTTATTTGCCACCGGGTTTTCAATTCCTATGGCTAACCTGCATCCAGCAACTAGAGCATCTTCATACATGGCCCACGCCACCGCGAACCACACTGGAACCATAAACTTGTTCTTTGGAAGCAACCACAAGATCACTCCATACAAAACAAGTCCTTTTGCACCTTGCATTACATAGAACAGTGCTCTTTCAATACGCACAGGTTCTGTGTACTGTTGCGACAAAATTGTTGGCATATAGTGAACTGCTGCTGTTAGTAGCAGTACAACTAAAGTTATACCAACAATTTTGTTGAACTTCACCGCTCTTCGCCTTGGCCGCCGTGAGACATCGGGCGAACCATCTTCGGCAATGGATCAAGTTTGTTGGCGGCAGATCGGAACACGTTTGCCAACCACAGCCTAAAACCTTGAAACATACGTCATCCTTTCTTTAGCAATTCCACGCTTTTAATGATAGCGCTTTACGAGTTGGCCTACCCTTGTCATCCTTCATCGGCCCAGGCATACCGCCCATGCGAGCGCAAAATGACTTGCGCCGCTTAGCATCCTTCTCCGTTTTTGGATGCGGAGCAGGAGGCTTCAGGTTCATGCCCTGTGCTTTGGCAGAAGCACGCCCCTTGGCGTTCAATCCGCCTTTAGGATTCTTGCCTTCTTTCCGCGTCCAAGCAGGAGTTTTTGCCATGACGTCTTACTCCGTCGTATCAGGCTCAGGCCACCAATCATCTTCTGCCGGCACGCCCGTATCGTCTGGTGACGGGAACACCCAGCGGCCATCGTTAATTTTAACGGGCATCGCCCAGGCTTTGGTGTGGCCCTGTTCTTTTTCCACAGCCTGTGATGCTGCGTTGCGGCCGTACAGAGGGAAACGGTTGCCGTCTTGCAACTGCTCGGGCGGCAAGTTATTCACTTCCGTTTTCGCCCTGCCGTTGTTCCAGTCATGCAGCAGGCCCTGCATTTCTTCTGCGCGGGCTTGCATGGCGTCGCCGTATAGTTTTCGGGCTGCGTTTTCGGCAGCGTCCTTTGCCTGAAAGACTCTGTATTTCATGTTTAGAAAGTGGGTGGAGTGTTGCGGAACGGATGACCGGCAGGCAGGCTGGCTTCAAGACCCCACTTCCATGCGAAGTAGCCCTCAAGGCGTTCGCGGTCTGCGGTGGAAAGGGCGGTATTGGTAATGATAGTTTCGCCAACAAATCCAAGCATCGGGTTAGAAATTGTTACCCCGTCATCGGTGGAAGTTCCTCCGATAACAAGCGTGGCGCTGTCGGTATTCGAACTGTTGCCAGAAGAGGGGAAAGTTCCTGTTCCCCCTGCAACGCCATTTACAAACTGATCAAGCGCTCCGTCAGAGTATCTTGCAACGCCCACCTGAATGATGCTCGTACCATTTGTATACGCAGGCGGTGATGTCACCAAGGATGCTGACGCATCTGCATCTAACCTACGCGACAAAATGTTTGTCGTTCCTGCGGTTTGTAGTGCGGTTGAAAGCCTTACACCACTACTAGTACCATTCATAGATGCAACTGGAAGGCGCTGAGAAACGGCGTCAGTGTAGTTCATTACTGCCGCAACAGTGCCGCCAGTTACATTCCGCAGCAGCGCACCGGGGTTGGCATTGAACATCCAATCCGTACCGTCAAACGTCAGCACAGGCTTTCCGTTCAGCCCAGATGCTGTCAGCGTCGGCTGGTTTGCGGCTGTCGCCTGTGAGACGTTGCGAGCATTGCCGCTCTTGTCGTTCCACTGTGAGACCGTGCTGCCGTTGAGCGTGATGCTTGCTGCATCTTCGGCATCCAGCCAAAGAGCCAGTGCCGATCCCAAATTCGACGGACGCCACAACTGAGGCCCACCGAAAACGCGGCCATCCCACCGATAGGGATGCGTGTAAGGAAGGTTGCGCAAAATCATATCAGGCCACTCCACTTCCAAGCGAGGTAGCCCTCAAGAAGTTGACGGTCGGTGGTGGAGAGCGCGGCGCTGGTGATGACGACTTCGCCTATCGGTCCTGCGTATGGCCAAAAACCGTCCGATCTTTTCCCTATTGTGACTTGGGAAATGCTTTGGCTATTGGTATCTGTCGCCGGAGTTTGACCGTTGAACGAAATTAGACGGTTCCCAGTTTGGGAATGAGCCGTTATCAGATACGGCGAGTTAAGAGTAACTGTCTCGTTCGTAAGTAAACTCGTTGCTCCGTTCAGCGCAGCCCTTTGAGTATGAAATGTGCCGCCGACTGACAGACCAGCGGAGCCGGGTGGTGGATTTCCAAAACCAAGCGGGTAGTAAATTGTCGCGGTGTTTGCTGTTGTCGTCCCAACCACACCAACGGAAAAGTTGGTTAATGTCAAAGTAGCGTTAAGAAAGTCATCCACTCCATCAAACGTTATCACTGTGCGCCCACCCAAACCGTTGAGCGTGCGCGTTGGCTGGTTCGCCGCCGTTGCTTGAGATGCGTTGCGGCCATTTCCTGACTTGTCGTTCCACTGGCTGACGGTCGATCCGTTAAGCGTGATCGTGCTGGCGTCGGCGGCATCCAGCCACAGCGCCAGACCCGACAGTTGCGCGGGTGTCCATGCTGCGCCAGTTTGCAACATTCGTGGAAACCCAAAGCCAAACCCAAAAGACATCAGAAGATTCTCAACAGGTTTGTATTGGGCGTGGCAACCGTAGTACCAGTGCTCCACACCCGAATTACCTGAACCGGAATAACCTGCCCTGCTTGAAGCCCGACAAAAGTTACATCGGTTCCTTGAGCAGTTGTTACTTTGACGTTTCCAGCGGCTCCGACATAAATAACGCTCGGAGTTGCAAGGTTATCCGTATCACTTACGGTAATAGCTCCCGCGTCCCCTGGGTACATCGGGAACGTGGGGCTGTAGTTGGTCTTAGCCATTCAGCACTCCTAGAGGGCCGAAGCCCTCGTCATCAGTTCTGGAACGTGGTCGGGTTCTGAGCACCGCTAGGATCGCGCTGGACGTACACAACCGTCACAATGAACCGGCCTTGCGTGGTAGCCAACGTGCCAATGGCATTGCGAATAAAGATCGTCGTATCTGCCGCGGTGGAAGTCTGCCATGCCAACTGTGTAGCAGCAGTAGCCGTACCACGGAAACGCCCGCCAGCAGTCGTTGCCACACCCGCCATCAACTCCGAACCACCAGAAGTGGTGCCCACAGAAATCGTGAACGTAGACGTAGCGGTGGGGATAACAATCTGATCCACCACGATGTCATAGATCTGCGAGCCCGCAGGGATGATGAGCGCCGACACATCTACGTTACCAATAGCGGCAGACACATTGCCCGAGTCATACGACTGAGCCAGAGTCACCAAGCCCGTGTTACGCCCCGGAGGGTAGCGGTTCGTGCCTACACGAACCGGACCAGACATAGTAGACCAACCCATGATGTTTCCTCAAATCTGCACCCGCCGTCTCTGAGGAGAAGTCTGCCGAGCCAGTCGGCGGGTTGTGGTGAATCTCGGTTTACATGAGGGTAGCATAGTGGATTGGGAGAGTCAAGCGTAAACAAACACCAAACCAGCAAACTTGCCCTTGGTAATAGGCTTGCCCGCAACAAGCGCCCGCCGCAGGGTAGGCATGGTCATCTGATAGTGCGCAAGCACAGCAGTTAAGCTGTCAAACACTTGACCCGATGTCCGCTCTACCACGCTCTTTCGCATCTTCTGCTTGGACTCTTCGGTGTGGGTACGACCAAGCCAGTGCATGTGACTGCGCCCTGCTTCAATGTTTGCGCGAATCTTGGCTTTGCCGGCTTCCGAAACTTTACGGCCAGGAGCCTTTGGTTTGCCCAGTTGCGCTTTACTGATCTTTGCCTTGGTCTCCTGATTGCGTTCCTTGCCCTCCCAGTACGCAACGGGGTTGGCTTTCTTACTGGCGCTAATTTTTGCTTTGGTTTCCTCTGTGTGCTGCTTTCCTACGCGAGGATGATTGGCATAGTCCTGGGCATAAAACTCTTTGAGCGACTGGGAGATCTGTTCTTTTTGTGTCGTAGCCATCTCCTTACCAAAGTTAAAGTGCTCAGCGCCATACACACCACGCCAAGGCGCAACCGCAGCCGCACCTGAGTTGTAACAGTAAGGTTTGCCAAAGTGCTCTTTTAGCCAACGATCTTCTACTTCATGCAACGCGGTTTCAGTGGGAACCTCTTCTACAACACGAAAGTCAAACTTTTCTTCTCCGTACTTGTTCCAAGCTGCTTGAAGATGTTTGCAGTGGTGCCTATTGCCACGCAGTTGTTTACGATGCTCTCTAAACCGTACCTTTTTGTTGGTGGTACTCCCAACGTAAAACTTGTCGTTGACCAAATTGACGATCTTGTAAATTACCTGTGTCATGGCTTACTCCTTGCGTTACAAAGCCAGACCGTAATGTACCAGTGGAACCTCGACTCGTCAACAGGAAAAGAAAAAGGGCCCCGAAGGGCCCCTTGATCAAGCGTAAGTGCTTGATTTATATGGAGTTTTGTCAGCTAGACCCAGGCGAGCCGAAGATGCCCAACGGGTCCGACACCCCGAAACTGTACCTCTCACGCGCCTTGTACCTGTTGTTACCGGTGTCAAAGTCAGCGTCCATGCTAGTGGCAAGCGGCGCACGGACAAAGTGCTTCAAGCCGTTGGGAACGTCGGTCTTGAGGAACCAGGCGTTCGAATCGGTCAGGAAGTTATTGACGGTATAGCCTTCCGGGATGGAGCCGTTGTTGACAATGGCGTTGATGTCATTGTCGGTGGTTCCTACTCGGAGTTGGGTGCCAAGCAGGCGGGTTGCAACGAAGCTGAGGTTTTGGGGAACGATCAACTTGCGCGGCTTTGCGGCGACCAGCAGGCCCCGTTCGTCGACCCACTGAGCGATCTGGATCACAGCCGCTTCGAGGGACGTTTCGTTCAGGTCTGCCGCCGTAGCGGGCCGGTTAGAGTTGAAGCCGCCAGACACCAGCGGGTGTTGCGTCGAGAACAGAGGCTGACCGTCGCCATACAGAGCAAGCGAAGAGAAGCCGTTGTTCAGGACTGACGCCGCCTTGATCTGCTTGGTGTACGCCATAGCCCGGGCGAGGGCCTTGGTATACCGCTGAGACAGGCTGTCGTACAGGTTGTCTTCCATCGCCTCTTCGGTAATAGAAAAACCCAGCGCACTGGTCTCGTGGTTGTAACGAGCGGTCCATGCTTCTTGCGCATTGTCATACGCAATAGCTGAACCTTCGCTCTTCACCGGAGCGGCGGAG